TGTGTAACTAATACAAGAAATAGTGATGGTGGTATTGTAGCAATACTTGATAACAATAGAAAGATAGATGTTTGGAATGTAGATAATTTAACTTTAGATTCTAATACATTATCTTCTACCAATAATAATGGCGATATAATTTTTAATCCTAATGGTTCTGGTGAGGTAATGATACCTGACGATACTTTCTTAGGATTTGGTGGAGGTACAGATGGTACAGGCACTGCTGATGCGAAGATAGAATATGATGAGAATGGAACAGATGAATTAAGATTTTCTGGAGCGAATGTAAGATTTACTAGTAGTAAAGTAACTGCTGATAATCAATTAATTGTTGGTGGTAATAGTACTCTTGGTAATATCAGAATAGAAGATAATATAATCGCATCTTTAGCTGGACAGGGTAATAAGATATTCATTGACCCATATCCAGATGGTTTAAGTAATGAAGGTGACGTTATCATCAAAGGTAACTTACAAGTTGATGGTACAACAACTACAGTTAACTCTACTCAAACGACTGTTAATGATCCAATCATGATGGTTGGTGACACCACAAGTACAAGAACTGTGATGACAGCGATGGCAAATGGAGCCTCAGCAGTTGTCGTTGACCAAGTAACAGGTATCGCAGTCAATGATACTCTTTTACACTCTAGTTTCTCAGCAAGTGGAATTACAACAGTTACAGCGATTAATACTGGAACTAAAACACTTACATTCCAAGGAACAGCAGTTGCAGGTATTAGCACACAGACTGAAATAACAGTTGTTCACGCAACAGACACTAATACTGACCGTGGACTTGGATTTACTTATAACACTGGTATAGGAACTGCAAACTCAACTGATGGTTTCTTTGGATTGGATGATAGTTCAATTGCGTCTAGCACTGCTGGAACTGGAAATCACGGTACTCACGGTGATGACAGTCGTAGATGGACTTATGTACCTGATGCAACCATCTCTAATAGTGTAGTTACAGGTACAAAAGGTTTCTTAGATATCAAGGGTATCTACTATCAGTCAGGAAACTTTGCTTCGGGTGGTGTTGTATGGTTTGATGATACTGGTCTACAGAGATCCACAAATGCTCCACAAACACCTGTTATTACTTCAAAACAAGTATTAACTGCAATCACAAAAGTTACTTTAAGTTCTTTAAGTGCAGGAATAACAGTGGCAGTAGGTGATATTGTAAAACAAGACAGCACTGGTGCATTTGGTATTGTTGAAACAGCGGTAACAGGTGGAAACTCTGTCAATTTGATTGGTGTAGAAGGAACATTTAACACAACTAATAATTTAAGAAGAGAGGGACAGAGTGGTGCGATTGCAAACCTTTCATCCACACCAGGTGCTGCCACCAACGTCTATATAAACAAACCACATTGGACTTCGACCCTAGACGGAGGTACTTTCTAAAAATGCAACAAAACAGTGAAGTAGATGTTAATGTATTAGTGAACTTATATCATACAAAACTAGCAGCAGCATTAAATCAAAACGTTCTTTTGGAGGCGAAACTCCAAACTCTAAAAAATGATTTTCAAAAAGAAAAGGATGAACTTTTAGAGCAACTCGCAAATCTCACGGATAATAATGGCGAAACCACAAAGTAGAGGACAACTTATAAATTTCGGTTTGCGTAAACTGGGTTATCCTGTATTGGAGATTAACCTTGATACTGACCAAATACATGATGCTCTTGATGATACTCTTCAGTTATATCAAGAACGTCATTATAATGGTATTGAGAGAATGTATCTCAAATACAAAATTACTCAGGAAGATTTAGATAGGGGTAGAGCACAAGGAACAGACGGAGTTGGAATAGTCACCACAACTGGTATATCAACTAATACTGCAGGAACAGTATCAAGTAATTTTTACGAAAGTTCTAATTTTATATCAGTACCAGAACATGTACTCGGTGTCAATAAAATATTTAAATTTGACACGAGTTCAATATCAGGTGGAATGTTTAGTATTAAGTATCAATTATTTTTAAATGATCTATACTACTTCAATTCTGTTGAACTTTTGCAATATGCAATGACAAAGACTTATCTTGAAGATATTGACTTTTTACTTACAACAGATAAACAAATAAGATTTAACCAGAGACAAGATAGATTATATCTAGATATAGACTGGGGTTCACAGTCATTAGATACATTTATAGTGATTGATTGTTTTCGTGCCCTCGATCCTGAAGAGTACAAACAAGTTTATAATGACCCATTTGTTAAAAGATATTTTGTAGCTTTAATGAAGAAGCAATGGGGAATGAACTTAATAAAGTTTAGAGGTACAAAATTGCCAGGTGGAATCGAATTAAATGGTAGAGAAATTTATGACGATGGAGTTAGAGAGATAGAGGAACTCAGGTCAAGAATGATGATGGACTATGAGACACCTCCTCTTGACTTTATTGGGTGATGAATAATGGCATTAAATCCACATTTTCTACAAGGTTCTAGAGGAGAGCAGAGATTAATACAAAGTTTAATTAATGAGCAACTCAAAATATATGGTGTCGAAGTTACATTTATACCAAGAAAATTTGTAAATCAATCAACAATAATCGAAGAAGTTACTGCATCTAAATTTGATGATAATTTTTTAATTGAAGCATATGTAGAAAATTATGATGGATATGCAGGAGCTGGAGATGTATTAACAAAATTTGGTATGAGTTTAAGAGATGAAGTAACTCTTACCATTTCTAAAGAAAGATTTGAAGAATTTATCGCACCATTCATGGAAGCAGATGATGATATTGAATTATCCTCTCGTCCTCGTGAAGGTGATTTAGTATTTTTTCCATTAGGTCAAAGACTTTTTGAAATCAAATTTGTAGAGCACGAAGAACCTTTTTATCAATTAGGTAGTAATTATGTTTACAAACTTAAGTGTGAACTCTTTGAATATGAGGATGAAGTTATTGATACTGATATCGCTGCGATAGACACACAGGTAGATGATGTAGGGTATATTGTAGACCTTCAGTTAGTTGGAGTTGGTAGGACTGCACAGGCATCTCCTGTAAGAGCATCTGGGTTCATTCAAGAGATTTTCTTAAATAATGATGGTTCAGGATTTACAGGGACTCCTACAGTTTCAATCAGTACGTCACCAAGTGGTTTGAATAATTCTAATGCAACAGCAGTAGCATTTACAACATCAAGAGCAAATGTATCATCAATAGAGAAAATATTAATTACAAACGCTGGATTTGGATATACAGAAACACCTACTATAACCATAACAGGTGGAGGAGGAACGGGTGCAGCTGCGACTTGTTCAATTAATACAACATCGAATGGTATTGTTAGATATATCGTTACAGACGGTGGTATTGGATTTGGATCTGCACCGACAGTAACTGTCTCTGGAGGTGGAGGATCAGGTGCAGTTGGTCTTGCATCAATTGGTATTAACAATACTCAAGGATTTAACGAGGTTAAAAGTATATTTGTTGTCAATCCAGGCACTAATTATTCTGTTGATAATGCAACAGTTACTATATCAGATCCAGAAACGCTTAGTGGTGTTGGAACTTATCACTTCAATGAAGTTGTTCAAGGTATGCGTTCAGGAACACAAGCAAGAGTCAAAAATTGGGATCACGATACTGGTATACTTAAAGTTGGCAATGTTGGTATCGGTACAACAACGACATCATTCTTTCCAGGTGAAGATGTTAAAGGATTGGAATCTGGAGCAGTGTTCAGTGTTTCTGTGTTCTCTGATGACACCACCGATAAATATAATGAAGGAGACATATTTGAATCAGAGGCAGATTTACTTATAGACTTCTCTGAATCTAATCCATTTGGTAGTTTCTAATGTTAGGTAATTATTTTTATCATCAAATTGTAAGAAAAACAGTAATTGCATTTGGCACACTGTTTAATGATATTCATGTGCGTCACGATGATGGAGCAGGTAATGTAATATCAGATATTAAAGTTCCGATTGCATATGGACCAAGACAAAAGTTTTTAGCAAGAATTACACAACAAGCAGAATTAAATAAGGCAACTCAGATTACATTACCTCGTATGTCTTTTGAGATAACAAACATATCATACGACTCTACAAGAAAAGCAGGTATAACTCAAACATTCAAAGCACAAGATAAAAATAATAGTCAGTTAAAAAAAGTTTTTATGCCTGTTCCATATAATCTTGGATTTGATTTGAATATTTTAGTTAAACAACAAGATGATGGATTACAAATACTAGAGCAGATATTACCATTCTTTCAACCAGGTTTTAATATATCAATTGATTTAGTAAAATCAATAGGTGAGAAAAGAGATATACCAATGGTGCTACAAAATATTTCTCAACAGGATGATTATGAAGGTGATTTTTCTACAAGAAGAGCTTTGATTTATACGTTATCATTTACAGCAAAAACCTTCTTCTTCAATCATATTGCACAGACTCCAGAAGGAATCATCAAAAAAGTTCAATTGGATTACTATACAAATACAAATACAAGAACTGCGAAAAGAGAGCAAAGATATACTGTTGTACCAAAACCAAAACAAGATTATAACGATGATGGTGTCATAGATACTAATGATACTCCATTTATTGAACCAGGTGATGATTTTGGATTTACAGAAACAAGCACATTCTTCGGAGATGGAAAAGATTTTGCACCAAATAGAGGGGTAGACATCTAATGGCAAAAGGTTACGATTCTCTGAATGATACTTTCAACACAGATGGTAGTGTTGAGGTTGATGCTATTGTAAAGGCAGAAGAGGAAACCAAAGTTGATGAAGTCAAAAAAGATTATGATTATACAAGAGGTAATTTATATTCACTTATAGAAAAAGGTCAAGAAGCGATTAATGGTATTATGGAAGTTGCTGGTGAAACTGCAAGTCCGAGAGCATATGAGGTTGCTGGCCAACTTATCAAATCAGTTGCAGATACAACAGATAAATTAGCAGATTTACATAAAAAAGTTAAAGATATAGAAGAAGATAATCCTAAAAAACAAAGTACAGTTACGAACAACGCACTATTCGTTGGTTCTACAAGTGAACTTTCAAAGATGTTAAAAGACGGATTGCTAAATAATAATAGCTCTGAATAGTCTGTATAATGGCGAAGACTTCCTGTAAAAAGGGACAATACTATTGTAACACTGATAAGAAGTGTAAACCTATTCCTGAAGGGT